TTTATTAAAGCCCCTAGGACAATCTTTATTTCATTGGAATATGCAATTTAATATTGATAGACCAGAAATAAAAGGTGATCTAGATATTAAAGCACAGGGAACATCTTCTCTAATGCAAAAAGAAGTTAGATCACAAAGACTAATGACATTTATGCAAACAGCTTCTAACCCATCGTTAGCACCGTTTGTTAAATGGCATACATGTTTAAAAGAAGTTGCAAAAGCTTTGGATATAGATCCAGATCAATTAATTAATGATCCAGAGAAAGCAGCAATATACGCACACATAATGGGGATGGCAAATGGAAATCAACAAAATACAGGCAATAGTGGACAACAAAGTCCAATGGCAAATATGGGAGGAGTTCCTCCAGGAGCTTCGCCAACAGACAATACAGGAACTGGAGGTGGCAACATCGGAACGGGTTCTGTACCAATGCCAGGGGAAGCTGGCTTTAGTTCGCAAGCTACTAAGCCTGCCACAGGCAATAAAACGCAGTAAGGAATAATATGGCAACAACAAAAACTTTTGATGTATCTAGAGTAGGTGGTGGAACTTACGAATTAGAAAGAGATGCAACAACTGGAAATTATAGTTTAAAATCTGTAGGATTTGATAAAATTAATAAATTAAATTTACCTGATCTTGCATCACAAGATGCAGCTACAACTACTACTACTGCTAAAACTGATACTACAACTGATACTACAACAGATACAGCTGCACCTTATAAACAATTAGCACAAGCTAATCTTGGTGGTGATACACAACAAGATTATGGCTCTATGCTTAAAAATCAAAATACTGCAACTGATACTACAACTAGTATGACTAAAGGTGGTACATTTTCTGATGCTAGACAAGCTATGACTAGCGATGATGCTTATAGAGGTAAAACAGAGTCATTTCCAGGTAGATCAAAAATAGATCCTACTAATCCATTGGATACTGTATATGAAGATGCTATCATGAGAGGTGGTAAAGGTGCTACATATCAACCTAAAAGAAATGAAAAATCTATATTTGTTGATGATCAAGGTAATATGTATAAAGGTGGAGAATTTATAGGAACAGGTAATATAAAATCTATTAGAACTGGTGCTAGAGAAGGAACAGAATTTGCAAGACCTAAAGCAGGTACAATAGATCAAATGGCAGCTGATGCTACAAAATTTCCAGGTAGATCAAGAACAATGGGTGGACCAGCATTAGGTATTACATCAGATAGAGTCCCTGATGCAATTAAAGCAGGACAACCTGCAGCACCAGATAGAATTACAGGTCTACAAAAAGCAAAATCAAAAGCTTCAGATGCATTAAAAAAATTATCTAATATTTCACCAATAAAAATAGCAGGTAATGCATTAGGTGTAGTTTTAGGTGCTATAACACCTGAACGAACAGCTACACAACAAGTAAACATAGATCATTTTAATATAAGACCAGGTGATAGTACAGGACAAAGAATAGCTGGTAATCCTGCAACAGATTTATATGCGGGTATGAATAGAAATTCTCATAAAGGTAATTTAGAAAGAGCTGGTAATAAAAGAATAGCTACTAGAGAAAAAACTATTGCTAAGAAAGGCTATAAACCTGGTGATAAATTTTATGATGATACACAAAAAATGAAAGGACAAGCTGTTGAATATAAAGCTAAGAAAAAAGGTTTAGATACTAAAAATCCAAACGAAATGAGAAATGTTGATAAAGGTAATGGAGATAAAGGATCAGATAGCGGAAGAGTTATTTGTACAGAATTACATAGAACAAAAGAAATGGCTACTCATGATTGGGTAAGAGATATTAAATTTACATATAAAAATTTAAGTAAAGATCATATTAAAGGATATTTATTTTGGGCAGTACCAACTGTTAAACATATACAAAAATATCCTAGATATAGAAAAATATGGAAACACATTGCACAACACAGAGCAAATGATATAGCATGGAGATTAAGTCAAGGTAGATTTGATTTACTTGGAAGAATATACGCAGGTATAGGAGAACCTTTATGTTGGTTAATTGGTAAATGTGTAAGTGATAAACAATTAAAAGAATTAAAATTAAATAGTTGGAGAAGAGCATAATGGCAATAGGACCAGATCAAAAAGTTACTACAACAGGATTGATGGATAACAAATCTAATGTACCAGATGCACCCGACTTATCAGCATTAGGTAAAGGTCAACAACAATCAGCACCACAAAAAGCTGAACCAATGGCAAAAAGACCAGAGCCTAAACAACCTAATGTAAATGACAGAATAGATCAAGTTGGACAAGCTAATCCTGAATCTATAGCACAAGTAGATTTGATGTTATCAGATCCAGATATTAATGATATTATGCAAAAACTTGCACCTGAAGCTGCTGGTAAAATAGCACAGTTTAAAGGTGAAGAAAAAATAGTAGCATTACCATCATCAATAGTAAAAAACTATGCTATGAAAATGTATGGTGGAGATGAGCAATCATCAGTCCAACAATTTTTAACAGATTTGTCTGGTGAACAACCAGATGATACAAATGTGCCACCTGATATGGCAACTAAAACTGACGGCATGATGAGTAATCAAAATGCTAATCAAGAAATTACTCCAGAAATGGATGCAATAGATCAAGGTCAAGAAGAGTTAGCGTAATATCAGCCCACAAATTATGGAAGTGAGCTACCCTTATCCATAAGGCACTCAACCTAAGAGGAAAAAATGGAAAAAGAAGAAAACAAAGTAACTGAAGTTTCAAAAGAAACTAAAGTTAAAAAAGATGATAAGTTATTTAAAAAGCCAGAAGGCAAAGCTATGTATCAAAAGCAAAGAGAAGAAGCTGATGATGCAGAAACTGAAGCATTTGCAAAAGGTGAATTACATAAGTTTCATCAAGAACAAGCAGAAACAGCAACCGTTCAAAAGGACACTGAAACATCTGAAGAAATTGCAAGCTCCGATGACGAAGCTACTCCTTCAACTGAACGCCCTGAAAATGCAGAAGACAGAGTCTTTAAAAAACGTTATGACGATTTGAAAAGACACTACGATTCTACTTTATCAAAGCACAAAGATGAAGTTAGAACTTTAAGAACGCAATTGGAAACATCTACTAAAGAGTTTGTTCCACCTAAGTCTAAAGATGAACTTGAGGCTTGGAGAAAAGAGTATCCTGATGTTTATGATATGGTTGAAACCATAGCTATGACAAAGGCTGATACTAGAGCAAAAGAGATGGAGGAGAAATACCAAAATCTTCAAGCTCAACAGGAACAGATTGGTAAAGAAAAAGCAGAAGTAGAACTGTTAAAGATGCATCCTGATTTTAGTGAACTTCGTCAACAAGATGAATTTCATAATTGGGCTAGTAACCAAGATCCAGTTATTCAAGGTTGGTTGTATGAAAATACATCTAACGCACAACTAGCTGGAAGAGCTATTGATCTTTTTAAGATGGATAAAGGTATTAGCAAATTAAGTAAAAAGCAGGAAACAGCTGTTAAGAAAGAAGCAGCTAAAGCAGTTACTAAAACAGTTAAAGCTACAGAGACAGAAATTCCTACAAAGAAAATCTGGTCTAATTCTGAAATAGCTAAGATGAATCCAAGAACGTTTGCAAAGTTTGAAGCTGAAATTGATGAGGCGATAAGAGAGGGTAGAATACAACCTTAACAATAACAACTATAAACAAAGGCAAACATTATGGCAACAATGGGAAAAGCAGCTGGCTACCAAAATTTACCTTCAGGTAATTGGGCACCAGCAATTTATAGTCAGAAGGTTCAAAAGTTTTTCAGACGTGCATCAGTTGTTGAAGATATTACAAACACTGATTACGCTGGAGAAATTGAAAATTTTGGCGATACGGTAAACATAATCAAAGAGCCTACAATTACAGTGAACGACTACGCTAGAGGTCAGACTGTTAACACGCAAACACTTGCAGACGATCAAATTCAATTGACTGTCGACCAAGGTTCATACTTTGCGTTTAAAGTCGATGACATCGAAGAAAGACAATCACATGTTAATTTTGAAGCTCTTGCAACTTCTTCAGGTGCTTATGCACTTAAAAAGAACTATGACTACAATGTATTAAAAGCGATTTATGACGGTGCGTCTACATCAGCTTCTAATACTGGAACTGACGGTTCACCAATTGATGGTGATGCAGCAACAGATACTCTAGTAGATGTTATGTCAGCAGCTAAAACAGTTCTTGACGGTTCAGATGTACCAGAAGAAAACAGATGGTTCGTAGCTCCACCAGCTTTCTATCAACAAATTAGAAAAGCAGGTGCGAAAATTATGGATCAATCTGTAATGAACGATGGTTCAGCTTCAGCTATGAGAAATGGTATGATTACAGACAGACCTTTATTTGGTTTTAGAATGTACTCTACTAATGCAATAGCTGTATCAAGCGGATCAGCGGCAAATAAAACTTTTGGATCAGCAGGTTCTAATGAATATGCTTTCCTTTATGGACACCAGTCAGGAGTAGCGACTGCAAACCATATTGCGAAAACAGAACTTATCAGAGACCCTGATTCATTTTCAGACATCGTTAGAGGTCTGCACGTTTTTGGAAGAAAAATTCTAAGAACTGAAGCAGTTTACTCTGGCGTTATAACAATAGGTTAATTAGAAGGAGATAACTAGATATGGCAACTTATGACGTAACAGGCGTAGGTGGAACTACTGGACATCCGTCTAATGGTAGAACACCTTACTTAGTAGAAAACACTATTGATGTATCAACAATCAACGGAGATTCTGGAGCAGCACAAAATGATGTTCTTAGAGTTCTTGACATACCTGCTGAAACTTTAGTTATGGAAGCTGGAATTGAAGTGCTTACTGCACTTTCTAGTTCAGTTACTATGGACTTAGGTATTACAGGTGGTGACGTTGACATTTATGTTGATGGTGATGGCAATGGTACAGGATACTCTGCAGCAACAGCAACTGCTAGACATATAGCAGCATCAGCTGATACTTTAGATGTACTTGTACTTGGAGCAGCAGCAGCAGCTGGTAAAATAAGAGTTTGGGCTGTAATGTGTGATATATCAGGTATTAATGAAACTGATAACAACACAGATTCACAATTAGACTCAGCAGTTTAATACTGTTCAATTTTAAGGGGGGTATTCGTATCCCCCTTATTAAAACCCTTTCATAACTATAGGAAAAACAATGGCTACATACGACTTACGAAAAAAAACATATGGAGTATCTGGACAATCAAAAGTTATTCTTGGTGATACTAATAATGAAAGTGGTTGGAAAAGATTACAAAATTTAGAAATTAAAGTTGAAGAGCAATCTGATAAATTAGATCAGATAACTTCACTACTCAATGAAATATCAAAAAAGACATCAGCTTCTTGAGATAATATCTGAGTACAAATCTGACAAGTCTGCATTAACAAAACAGATTGATGATTTAAAGAGACAATTAAATGAAGCAGAATCTCGTATCAAAAGATTATTAATTAGATGCGAACAGTTTGCTGAAGACAATAACAAAACAGAGGAATAATATGGCATCAGAAGTATTTGATATGCGAAAATATAATAGATTTAAAAAAGCTTATGACTCAGGA